TATTCAAAAGATCGTAAAGAAGAATATATTTTTAAAAGAGATCTCTGCTAATTTACAATTTAAAGGCATGGATGGCACTCCTCACATAGATGGAGGACCGGATGATTATGCTTATATACTTTTACTGTGTAATGAAAAGCTACCTAAAAATATTGGTGGTGAATTTATTCACTTACCTTCTAAAACAAAAGTACCTTTCGAATCAGGTAGATTAATAGAAATAAACGCTGTAGATAAACATCACGCTTTAAGTTTTAATAAACCTCACTATGCAAGGATGTCAATAAAATGGATGGGTCAAAAAATATAGACTTTATATACGAGGGTAAGATTTCAAAAAAAGTTTGTAAAGAATTAATAGATCTTTATGAATCAGGAGAAAACTGTGACCATAAAAAACTAGAGGGAAGAATAGGCAAAAGCGTAGTTAATAAAGATTTTAAAGAATGCACCGAGTCTTATTATAATGGAAATCAACTACCATCATTATTTAAAAAGGAACTACAAAAAAATATTGAGGCATACAAAAAGAAATATATTTACTGTGATAAGATGCAAGAAACATGGGGTATTACTGAACACGTAAAAATTCAAAAATATAATCCTAGTCAATTTTATAAGGCATGGCATTTTGAAACTAACGGAACAGCAGGTTTAATAGGAAATAGATTTTTAGTATTTATGGCTTATCTGAATACTGTTCAAAAAGGTGGACAAACAGAATATCTATATCAAAAGAAAAAATTTAAAGCAGAAGAAGGCAAACTACTTATATGGCCTGCATATTGGACTCATACTCATAGAGGATGTGTTGCTCCAAAAGAAACTAAATATATAATAACAGGATGGTTTAATTACATATAATGGTTAGATTTGAAAACATAGATGGCTACTGTATTGTGATAAGTATCAAAGAACACAAACAAGTAAAAAATAAAATATTAAAACTTATTAAAAAAGTTCCTGAAACAACTATCTATGAAAAAGGACAATGCATTAGAAATACAGATTACATTTATGGAAGAGAAGTAAAAAGAGAATACTTAGAATTTTTTTGGGAAGTCTTAAGACCTTACATGCAAGAGACGATGAACAAGATGCATTGTGGTACTTGGAATATAGATAATGGATGGTTTCAACAGTATACAGGAGTAGATAAACATGATTGGCATCTACACTCCTCTACTCAGTTTGCAGGTGTGTATTATTTAGAGTTACCTGATCCTAAATATGTAACAGAGTTTTACGACTATAAAACAAATAAAAAAACAAAAACAGTTCCATGTAAAGAAGGCGATGTTATATTGTTTCCTGCTAATATGCCCCATCGTTCAAATACTACTTTCTTAAAAAAAAGAAGAACTGTGATTGCTTTTAATTGTAGTTTTGATCGATTAAATGAGGTGCCTATTAATGAACAACTCAAAGATAGTTGATAGGTTTAGTAAATATCTTACAGCCATAGAATATCCAAAAGAAAAAACATCTTGGAATATAGCTGGAATGATAAAAGGACAAAATGCTTTCTATAGATTTGATGTCAGAGAAATGTTTGAAACATCAGATGGAGCCACACAAAGCGGGCGACTCAATTCAAAAGCTCAGAAAATGGTTCTTGAAGGTGAGAAAGAATGGCTTATTTTAGATCTAGAGGAATTACATGAATACATACGTAGAGAAAAGAAGAAGAAATTGTACATAAACGATTTGATCTCTGATTTAGAATGGACTATATTTTTGGCCAAAAACTAGTATAGTGGGGAGATATGGCATTAAAAAAAGTAAGATTCCAACCAGGCTTTGATAAACAAGGGACTCCCGCAGCCTCTCCAGGTAAATGGATTGATGGAGACTTTGTTAGATTTAGATATGGTATTCCTGAAAAGATTGGTGGTTGGCAACAACTGACTAACGATCAACATACACTTCCAGGTGTAGCAAGAGCACAACATGCGTTTACTTCATTAGCGGGAGAAAAGTATGTAGCGATTGGAACATCTCAAGGTTTGTTTTTATATTATGGTGGTGCCTTTTATGACATCTCACCTTTAGATACTACGTTATCAGGTACAGGAACTTTTACCACTTCAGCTGCAGCTGGAGCCACGGTAACCATTAATTTTACGGGCCATGGATTAGAAGTAGGTCGATACATCGTTTTAAGTTCCGTGTCGATGGGAGCCAACACAACTTTAGGAGCAGATGATTTTACTGCTCACCCTTTTGAAATTCTAACAACTTCAACTAATTCTTTTACCATCAGTTTAACTAACCCTGCTGCCGGTGTTACAACAACCGAGAATAACGTTACAGGAATGAGCAATGGTGGATCTTTACAAATTAGTCCCTATACTATCGTAGGTCCTACAACGCAGACTCTTGGTTATGGTTGGGGCACATATCTTTGGGGTGACTCTACTTGGGGCACGGAGAGATCAACATCTGATGTTATTCTAGAACCAGGTAATTGGTCTTTGGACAACTTTGGAGAAACTTTAATAGCAACGATAGCTAACGGTAAATCTTTTACGTGGGACGCAGGAGCTACTAATCCAAGAACCAACAGAGCAACTTTAATGACAGGTGCACCTACAGCTTCTAGATTAACTATTGTTTCTGAAACTGATAGACATTTATTTCACCTCGGAACTGAAACAACCATAGGAAATGCTGGCACGCAAGATCCAATGTTTATTAGATTCTCAGATCAAGAGTCAACATCTGTATACACACCTACGTCCACTAATACTGCCGGAACTTTTCAATTAGATAAAGGCAATAAAATTGTAGCTGCCGTACAAGGTAAAGATTATATTTTAATATTAACAGATCAAGCTGCCTACGTAGCACAATTTGTTGGTCCGCCATTTACGTTTAGTATTAGACAAGTAGGAACTAATTGTGGTTGTCTCGGACAACACGCCATTGCTTTTGCACAAGGTGCTGTTTATTGGATGGGCACATCAGGTGGTTTCTTTCAATACGATGGTACGGTAAAACAATTACCGTGTTTAGTTGAAGACTTTGTCTTTACCACAGGTGATGGAAATCTAGGATTAAATTTTAATTCTGCTGAAATTGTATACGCAGGACATAATAGTTTATACACAGAGGTAAATTGGTTTTATCCAAAATCAGGATCTAGTCAAGTTGATAGAGTTGTTACTTACAACTATGGCGAAGCAAGTTGGTACACAGGATCCTTAGATAGAACAACATATCAAGATGCAAATGTATTTAAAGAGCCTTACGCTACTAACTATGTGGCTCCCTCTGAAAGTGGAACAAACGATCCCTCTGATACACCACTATTTCCAATATCAGGAATTACAAGCAAATATGGAGCAACTGTTTATTACTGTCATGAAAAAGGCACAGATCAAATTAACAGCACCGGCACGAGTGCTATAGCTGCGTTTATTAGATCGTCTGATTTTGATATTGATGATGGTGAGTTTTTAATGTCCATGAGAAGATTTATTCCTGACTATAAACAAATAGTTGGTAACTCTTTAATCTCATTATTTATTAGTGACTTCCCGTCACAACAACAGTCAGTGTCTCCGCTAGGACCATTTACTGTTACAAGCACAACAACTAAAATAGACACGAGAGCAAGAGGCAGACTGCTTAGTGTAAAAATAGAAAACGAATCAGTCGGTGAGACTTGGCGATATGGATCTCTAAGACTTGATGCACAACCCGATGGAAGGAGATAACTATGCCACTAACACCTAAAGGTAAAAAAATTATGAAGTCTATGAAAAAACAATACGGTAAGAAAAAAGGCGAGCAAGTTTTTTACGCTTCAAAAAACAAAGGTAAAATTAAAAGAGTAGATAAGAAGAAAGCATAATGGCTAAAATAACTATTTATATACCTGAACCCACAGAGGATTATAATCCACAGAATCAAAGACAAATTGTAGAGTCCTTGACAACACTAAAACAACAACTTAATTTTTCTTTTCAACAAGATTTGAAAAATGAACAAGATACTTTTAATTACTTTTTATCATGACAATTAGATATAAAAACCAAGGTTTTAAACAAACAGACACAAGCAAAGTTACGGTGCTTACTTGTCCTACTGATGGGACAATAATAGTTAAAAGTATATATGTTGCAAACAATGATGCATCATCAGCTATTGCAGTAAACATGAACTTTGTTGATTCTTCTGATTCAAGTACTGAATATGAATTTTTTAGAGATGACGTGGCAGCCAAGTCGCAAGTAAATGCTTCACCCCAAGGCTTGAATTTAGAAGCAGGTGATGCTATAACTGTGCAAGCAGCTACGGGCAGTAGTAAAATACAAGGCCTGATAAGTTATGCTTTAATAAATAGAGAGAATGAAAACGGATAATATAACCACAGTTAAATGCGAAACTGTTTACACTTGGCGCAACAAGAAAACAGGAGAAGTTTTTAAGGAAGAGAAAGAAGGACCTGATATTGTAAAAGACTGTACAGTGAAGGTAGATCCAAAAGGATTAGAAATAATACAGAAAGTAATGCAACAACAGAATGATAAATCAAAAACCTAAAGGTGGGACTGAACTACAATTAGAATACCTATCTAAATACGTTGATAAAGAACTATTAGATAAAGTACAGATTACTACATCTGTCCCTGAAAAGATTCCATTACATCCAACTAAACCGAATGTATTATGGCAAAAGAATTCTTGGGATCAACCAAATATTTTCCCCTGGTTCAATGATCCCAAGAATACCCCTAAGTATGACATGTACGTATTTAATTCACATTGGAACTTAGAACAGTTTCGTAAAAAATTTAAAATGCCTTTGGATAGATGTACAGTAATTAAAAACGGTATTGATAATATACCTGTAAGAAAATCCTATCAACAAGGTGAACCCATAAAACTCATACATCATTGCACACCATGGCGAGGATTGTCTGTGTTGCTTGGTGCTATGCAACTTGTAAAGAGTAATGTAACTTTAGATGTTTATTCAAGCTGTGAGGTATATGGAAAAGAATTTGCTGAAAAGAATGACCCACAATATCAAGGTCTATACGATCAAGCTAGAAAATTAAAAAACGTAAATTACATAGGATATAAACCTAACAGTTATATTAAAGAACATTTAAAAGATTATCATATGTTTGTATATCCAAGTATATGGGAAGAGACTTCATGTATCTCGGCCATTGAATCAATGGCTGCGGGTCTTTACTGTATGCTCACGGACCTCGGAGCTCTCTATGAAACTTGTGCCGAATACGCTTTGTATATTCCTTATGATAATAACTATCGAGCTCTGTCTCAA